AAACAGCGCCACTATGTAAATGAAGAGGATTAAATTCATATTTTTTTTGAAAATTAACCCAAAATTTGTTTAAGGTATACTTACAATCATTGGTTAAAACAGATGGCACAGATTCTTGTATATTATCCTTTCCATATTCAGATAACAGTTTGATTAAAACGTTATTAAAAAACCAATTATCTTTATCTTCTATAGCAAAAGAATTTTCTATATTACCAGCCAACTCATTACGCATATCACGTTTTTTATTTTTAATATAATTATTTAATTTATTCATTGTTTTTTTGTCTAATTTAGTTTTTATAATTTCTAAATTAGGAAAAGTTTCTTTAAACATCTTTAGCCATTTCTTTTGGTACAGCTTGTATATTCCAATGTATAAATCTAAATGGTTCTTTACCAAAATCTACACTAAACTCGTGTTCTAAAAATCCTGGAAAGATAATTAATGTACCTGGTGTGGGTTTAAAATGTATAAGTTCAGTTCCACCCCATACACTTTTTTGATCTGATTTCATTTTTAATTTTGTAGCACGTGCTCCTGTTCTCGGTTCGTGAAATACTGGCATCGATGTCTTATCACTACACTTTAAAAAATAAAAACCTGATACGTGTTGATTCCAATGTATGTGTGCAGAATGATGACCACCGCCTTTTTTAGCAAACTCTTGTACCCACATCTCACTAAACATAGTTGTATACTGTTGCATATCAAAACCTTGATGATCTAAATACTCCCAAGATTTTTGACCGATGTAATTTCTAAAATCTAAAAAGTCATTGTCAGCTGTAAGTGGTGTTGAGTGATAAGATCTTCCAAAGTCACCGTGTTCTTTTATAAATTTTTTTTCTCTTGTTTTTGCATCTTTAATATATTTATTAGATGCTTTAGTTAAAGATTTTACAAACTCTGGTTTTTGTTCAGACCAAATAGTTGTGTTAAAGTAATTATTTATATACATATTATTTAAATGGTTTTCCTAAATGCCAGACAACAAGACTGTATCTTGTGCCAGCGGTTACGGGTTTAACTCTGTGCCATACAAAAGAAGGAAAGACAATAATAGACCCTTTAGGTAATATTTCTTTTGCTCTTCTCAAATGTTGACTTTCATCTCTCATATGTGGATCATAGTTTCTAAAATCAAATTCTAATTCACCACCTGTGTATTCTGAACCATCTGTTAATTGACAAGTCATAGATAGTTTTCTAATTTTACCGTGGTCAGGATCATTTTTATTTTTTCTTTCATAAGGTTTATCCCAACTATCACAGTGCCAATCATAATATTGGTTGTGTTTATATTTTGTAAACTGACAAGATTCAGATCTATCCCATTCAAAGTTCCAACCAGCTTGTCTATTTGCTTCATGCACATATGGATGTAATTCTTTATATATCCAAGTATCATTTAACCAAACTAAATCCGACTTTCTTTTTCTTTGCATATTTTTAACTTGGTCTTTGTCTAATTTTTTATCTCCATAACCACCTGTTCTAGCCATAACTTCTTTTTGTGAATTTGCATAAGCTATTACATCATCACAAAACTTTGGTGTGAGTGCTGCAGGAAAATGCCAATAATAATTAGATATGTTCATTTTATATTTTTCATATTCACACTAAAAACAATTTTATTCTGATTAGATAGATTTTTTGTTGTATAGTGTGTATCATCTACATTAAATATTATAAAATCATCTTCTTCAGCATCTATTTTTTTTTGATTAATTACTAGAGTTCCTGATTTTTTTGGTTTTTTAAAATAATAAACTCCTGTTAAATATTTATTTTTTATGTCTCCATTTACTGGTAAATGATTATGTGGTTTCACATACCCACCTTTACGGTATTTATTAAACCACAATTCAAGTATTTTAAATTTATCATTAGTTAATTTAAGAAAAGTTTTACAGATACTCGATAACACTTTTTCATTTTTAAGATTGTGAGAGTCATATGTAGATGAGCCGTTTTCAATTAAATTATGGTTTATAGATTTATGTTTACTTACAAATTTCATTATTTCTTTTTTGTTTTTAATTTGTATGTTACTAATAATCATTTTAAATATATTCATACGTTATAGTTTGTACGAAATTTAAACTATCCTTTTGATTATTAGTCAAATAATACATATGAGTTGATGGAAACATTATAAATTGATTATTTTCTAAAGGTATATCCCAAGATCTACCTTTACGTCTGTTATCTTCAAAATGTATTCGAACCATACAATCTTTTACTTTTACACCATATAATAATGTAAAGTCTGGTGAGTTACGTAGATCCACCGGATCAATATTTAATAAAGGAATAGTTGTTTCCGCAGGTTTATAAATGTTTCCCCACGTTTCTTTGTTAACTAAATTAATATTATATTCAAGACCAATATGATCTCGCATATAAGTATTCAACATATCCCAAGTTCGTGAGAATGGAAAATCTTTGTTTTGAATTACTGATTGTAAAATATCACCTGATAATTTATCCCGGTCAATGTCCCAATCTTTAGGCATTGCCACATCACCAAAATATAATGCTTGTTCTGTTAATACTTTCTTCTGCATACCACCACCATTTTTAATCTATGCGTTATAATCTGTCAAGTCCCAAGACTGGCCTGATTCATTCCAGTTATACTGCCATCTATGTGTGCCAGCTTCGTTTTGTGAAGTTTGTTCTTCTGTTAGTGCAGGAGCATCACCGATTGGTGATTTCCAAGAAGCTGATTCTATGTGTTTTACCCAAGATGCATAAGGTTTTTTAGGCCAGAAGATTTGATCATCTTCATCCCAAGTATAACCTATACCTGCGTAGTTTCCTCTTAATGGTGTACCACCATTTTTATGTTGTCCGCCTTGTGTATTATATGAAGTTTGAATCCACATTTGTGCAGGCCAATTATTGTGTGTTTCTAAATATTGTTGACCTACTGATTCATCTTCAACACCATCAGCGTTTAACATATCACTATTATTCAAAGTTAATACTTGAATAACTTTTCCGTTTGATCCTAGTTTTGCAAAATGTGCCATAATGTTTCTCCTTATATATTAATTTTAATTACCATTCAACTACTGAAATTTGTACCTTATTATTACTACGCCTGATCCACCTGTACCACCTTGTGAAGGACTTGGAGCAGTTTCAGAAGAACCACCACCTCCACCACCAGTATTTGCTGTACCTGCAACTGCTAAAGTATTTGTATTTGAACCTGCACCTCCACCACCAGTTCCACCAGATTTTATTGTTTGTGCACCATTAACAGCACCTCCTCCACCTCCTGATCTTGCAACTGATGCTCCAGTAATAGAACTTGTTACTCCATCTCCACCTTCTCCTTGACCATCTGTATTACCAGCTTCTCCAGCACCACCACCAGCTCCTGATGGATAACCTGCTGGTGCAGAGTTTACTCCACTTCCACCTGAATTTCCTTGAGGTGGACTTACAGGTGGTGTATTTCCAGAACCACCAGAATTACCTTCATGCGCACCACCCCCTCCAGAACCACCAGAAGCACCTCCACTTCTTAAACCTCCAGCACCACCACCAGCTGATGTAATTGTTGAAAAAGTTGAAACTGCTCCACCAGTACCATAAGTACCTCCACCACCTACTGCAATTGGAAAACTTGTTGCTGTAACTGATATGTTTCCTGCACCATCTAAAGGACTTGCAGTATAAGGAGTAACTGGAGATTTATCTTCTCTAAATCCTCCTGCACCACCTCCTCCACCAACACCATCACTACCACAACCACCGCCACCACCACCAGCAGCTACTACTATATATGAAACTTGATTATTTGCAGAACATTCAGCTATTTGTGAAACAGCAAAAGTACCAGGTCCAGTAAATGTATGAATTTTATCATTTCCACATGTTGTAATTGTTCCGCCTGTTGCCGTTATAAATGCTTCTGATAAACCATTTCCTGATTGATCACCTGTAAACACTACTCTCCATCCTTGAGTTGCATCAACATAAATAAACTGTGCTGTTACATTATTTTTATTTAAATTAAAATCAGATGCAGAACCATTAATGTTTGAACTATTTCTACCAATTGTTAAAGCATTAGTACCAAAAGTTCCTGCATAATCTGAAACTGCTACAACGTTTCCTGCACTTGGTGATGCAGGTAATGTAACTGTAAATGCTGAAGCAGTTGTATCTGTAAAATATCCTACACCACTTGTTGCTGTAAAACCTGATGTCTTTTTTGTAGTATCCCAAGATATTTCACCTGTAGAACCAAATCCTGCTGCTGTACCAGAGTTTGTCATTGTTACACCAGCAGGAATTGTAATAGTGTCTCCACTGTCTCCTAATGTAACCGTTCCACAATTTGTTCTTGGACTAATTTTATTTACTTTTATTTCACTCATAATTTACCTAATTTTGAAATCTATACCTTATTATTACTATACCAGATCCACCACCTGCTGAATTAGGTGCTTGTGCCGCACAATATTCTCCAGCACCACCTCCGCCTCCAGTATTAGCTGTTCCTGCACTTCCTGCCGTATTGTTACTACCACCACTTGTTCCTCCACCACCAACACCTCCATTACCAGGTGTTGCACTTCCTGTGGTATTAGGACCACCTCCGCCACCACCTGAATAATTATAAAAACCTCCTGAACTATGACCTGTAGTTCCAAAAGCACTTGGGACTCCTGCTCCTGCTCCACCATTTCCACCTCCAGATGGATTTCCTGGACCAGATCCATTTGATCCTATTGAAGTTGCTCCACCGCCACCACCACCAGCACCAAAACCACCAGAGGGAGCAGATCCTCCTGTATTTCCTTGTGGAGGACTAACAGGGGGAGTATTACCAGCTGCACCTGGATTATTATGATCTTGTCCAGCTCCACCACCTGATCCACCAGCAACACCACCAGCACATCTTATGGCGCCAGCTCCACCTCCTGCTGAAGTTATTGTTGAAAAAGTTGAATTACTTCCTGAATTTTGTGCACTTCCAGCTCCACCTCCACCTACTGTTATTGGATAACCTTGTACTGCTACAGAAAGATTAGCTGGCGCTGCTAAAGGTTTTGCAGGATAAGTAGCTGGTGCTAAACTTGGAGAAGCAATTCGGAAACCACCGCCACCGCCACCACCACCTGTGCCTGTTCCACCACCTCCTACTACTATGTACTCGACTCCCTCTGATCCTGCATCAGAAACTGTAAAAGTTCCTGGTCCTGTAAATGTATGAATTTTAAAATCTCCACAAGTGGTAACACTGTTTCCACCTGATGCTACTGTGTAGTCTGCACCTCTAACATTTGATGTTGAATCCATCGTATTAATCCAACCTTGTGTTGAATCAACAAATACAAATGTAACTGACTGACCTTGAGTGGTTAAATCTACATCTGCGTTTACTCCACCAATTTTATCTGATCCGTTCGGTACAACTGTCAAAGCGTTTATTTGCCAAGTAGCTGCATAATCTGCAACTGATACTATTGCTCCAGCAGAACCTGCTGGTAAATTCATTGTAAACGCGCCACCTGATGTGTTTGCAAAAAATCCATCTCCAGAAGCTGCAGTGAATGTTGCAGTTTTTGGAGTTGTATTCCAATCTACAGTTCCTGTTCTACCAAAACCTGTTTGTGTTGCACCACTTGCTAAAGCAACGGTACCACCACAACGACCTAATGTAACTGCAGATCCATCTACAACAATAGGATTACTTGCTCCTGATCCGATTGTAGTAGTTGTTCCACATTTTTTGATGATGTTTGAATCATCTGAAACTTTGTTTATATTATCTACTTTAATTTTACTTGTCATAATTATTGAAATTTATACCTTATTACTACTATACCTGAACCACCTGTACCACCTGGTTTATCTACTGCACCTGTTTCTGTACCTCCACCACCACCACCACCAGTGTTAGCTGTACCTGCTTCTGCAGTTCCAGCTGCTATTTGAGGGGCTGGTAAAGAACTACTTAAACCTCCTGCACCTCCACCACCTAATCCACCTACTCCATCTGGAGTTGGTGTTGCAGCACAACCTCGATAAACACCCCCTCCACCACCACCTGAAAAATATTGTATACAAGATGAACATTCACCATTTCCTGATCCAAAACCTACTATACCTCCACCTGCTCCACCATTACCACCATTTGCTGGGGCTGCATTTGCTCCAACAGCCATAGCTCCACCTCCACCTGCTGCATTAGAAGTAGGACCTGGTGCATCTCCACCACCATTACTACCTTGAGGAGGAGTAACTGGAGGTGTGTTTCCAGTTCCACCGGTATTATTATTTCTAGCATTTCCTCCACCAGATCCTCCAGGACTACCTGTAGAACCTGGACCAGTATTTCCACTACCTGCACCACCACCTGCTGTAGAGGTAACAGTTGAAAAAACTGAAGGATTACCATTTTGACCACAAGTTCCAGAAGAAGGACCTGTAACAGTTCCTCCTGCACCACCACCACCAACTGTAATTGGAAAGCTTGTTGCTGAAACAGTTATTGCTGTTCCTGATGGACTTGGAGTTCCATAACCATTTCTTGGTGCTCCTGGTTTTCCACTTTGAGGATTATTAGTAGTATTTGCAAAAAATCTAAAACCTCCTGCACCACCTCCGCCGCCGCCACCACATCCAGCTCCGCCACCACCACCGCCAGCAACTACTAAATAATCTACTATATTATTTCCAGCACTGGAAGATGCAGAACAAACTGTAAAAGTTCCTGGACCTGTAAAAGTATGAATTTTAAAATTTCCACAAGTAGTTATTGTTCCACCTGTTGCTGTTATAAAATTATCACCAGAAAAAACTGATTCATCATCTTGAGTTGCCACCCACCCTTGAGATGCATCTACATAAACTAAAAATATTGAAGCACCAGCAGTTGATATAACTGGATCTGCACTGTTTGCCCCATTAATAGGAGATCCGCCTCTACCAATTGTTAAATTAGCTGCTTCAAAATTTCCATTGTAATCTTTAAATCCTACAATATCACCTGCACTAGGTGAGCTAGGAAGTGTTAAAGTAAATGCTCCACTTGCTGCTGTATCACAAAAATACCCTTCTCCTGATACTGCAGTAAAACTTGTTGTCTTTTTTGTTGTAACCCAATTTACAGTCCCTGTTCTACCAAAACCTGATTGAGATGCACCACTTCCTAAAGTTACCGTATCACCAGAAGCACCTAGTGTTAAGGTAGTTCCGCATTGTGGTTCGACTGCATTTACTTCTATTTTTGACATTATACTATTACTAAAGTTCCTGTTACTGTTATTGTACCAGGTACTGTAATAGGTCCTGCAAGAACTCCGTTCTCAACAGTTTGAGTACCGTCCATTGTACCTGCTTGATTTTTTATAAATTCATCAGGGGCTGTTCCGCCTCCGA